TGATTTTAATCTTACGTTCAAGATGGACGAAGATATGTCAACATATTTTGAAATATACAATTGGTTAATTGCAATTGGATTTCCTGAAAATTTCAATCAATATAAAGGCCTCAAGGCTGCCCAGAAGGGCACGCCTAATCAATTAGTATCTGATGCAACATTAACTATAATGACTAGTGATATGGTTCCTAACATTGAAGTTACGTTTGAAGATTTGTTTCCTACCTCTATTGATCAAATTAACTTTACCACATCAGACACTGATGTTAATTATATTTCAGCTTCCGTATCATTTAAGTATAAAATATTCCATGTGAAGAAAGTCTAATTTTTATTATGAAACTTGATGAAATTTTGGATATGTGGTCGGCAGACTGTAATGTCGACCGTACTGAGTTGGGTGAAGAGGCTCTCAAGATACCTAAACTACACAGCAAGTATCTTAGACACTACTCAGAAGAGAGATTAACTCTCCGTAAGCTCGAAGAAGAGAAAAGAGAGTTAATTAAACTCAAACATGATTACTATAGAGGTGTGTTACCTGAAGAGGATATCAAAGCTAATGGTTGGGAACCTTTTCAATATAATGTTCTTAAGTCAGACATCCCAATGCATATAGATGCTGATCAAGATATTATCAAGATGAACTTAAGGATTGCTATGCAGAATGAAAAAGTAGATACATTAGAATCTATTATCAAGTCTGTTAGCAATAGAGGTTTTCTTATTAAAAGTGCAATTGAGTTTGAGAAATTTAAAGTAGGTGCGTGATAAAATAATTCTTAGTAAGGTTAACGAAGTATACTTAAAAGTAAACAGTGAACCTTCAGTAGTACAGGAACTATCAGATCATCTAACATTTATGGTACCAGGTGCAAAGTTCTCACCTGCATATAAAAATAAATTTTGGGATGGTAAGATAAGATTGTTGAACTCTTTGACTGGCCTTACATATGCAGGGTTGGTCAAGGAGATTTCTGAGTTTGCATCTGTACGCAATTATGATATAGAGATAGATCCTGAATTACAATCAGGTGAGTTGTTAGATGATAGTGAGCTTGATCAACACATCTCAAACCTTAGTAAGATATCTCCTCGCGATTATCAAAGACTTGCATTTAATATTGCAATAACATCTGATAGAGCAATCTTCTTATCACCTACTGCTTCTGGTAAATCTCTTATCATATATTTGATTGCATGCTACTATCTTTCCATTCTTAGAAAGCAGAGAGTATTAGTTATTGTTCCTACTGTATCTCTAGTTCTTCAGATGAAGAAAGACTTTGAAGAGTATGCAGGCAAGTCTTTAGATATACATTCTATTACAGCAGGTGTTGATAAAGTAACTACATCACCGGTAGTTGTATCAACTTGGCAATCAATCTTTAAGATGCCCAAGGATTGGTTTAAACAATTTGGTTGTGTTATAGGAGATGAAGTACATCTATTCAAAGCTACCTCTCTCAAATCTATCATGGAAAAGCTAGTTATTGTAAATACCGTTTTGGTTTTACTGGAACATTAGATGGCTCTCTTACTAATAGAATAACACTAGAAGGATTGTTTGGTTCAGTTAAACAAGTTACCACTTCTACTGAACTAATGAATCGAGGACATATTGCTGAATTGAAGATCAAAGCTCTTGTACTCCAGCATGATAAAGATACTAGAAAGCTATCTAGAAAATTTACATATCATGATGAGATAGATTTTATTGTAAGACATGAAAAAAGAAATAAGTTCATACGTAATCTAACTTTATCATTGGATGGTAATACTCTTGTGCTGTTTCAATTTGTTGACAAGCATGGTAAAGTATTATATGATATGATGAAAGTTAAAACCCCAGATCGTAAGATATTTTTTGTCCACGGAGGAGTGGAAGGCGATGACAGAGAAAGAATTAGAGGAATTGTCGAAACAGAATCCAATGCTATTATTGTGGCAAGCTATGGCACCTTTTCAACTGGCATCAACATTCGTAATCTACATAGTGTTGTTCTTGCTAGTCCTTCTAAGTCTCGTGTTAGAATTCTTCAGTCCATTGGTCGCGGATTGAGAAAAGGTGACAGTAAGGATACTATGACTCTATATGATATTGCAGATGATATGAGAGTTGGTACTCATACTAACTTCACTCTGCAACATTTTATGGAGAGGATAAATATCTATAGCAGTGAAGGTTTTGAATTTAAAATCTTCAACACGGAGATCTAAATGGAAAAAATTATTCTCCTTACAGTACCAGGTTGTCAACCTATCATCGGTACCGTCATTAAAGAAGACGAAGAATATATCAACGTACAATATCCTGTAATGCTGTACAACGAAGAGTCATACTTAATTACTATCCCGTTTGCTCCATTTGCAAAAGGTGGTTTAGTTGCATTCAACAAAAGTAATGTTATTTGTGTTGCAGCAGTTGAAGATGAAGTCAAAGAATTCTACAAAGGGATTGCCTCTGAGATGAAGGATAGTAAGGTTACCTTCAAAAAACCTTCCGAATCTAAAAAGCAAGATGTAGTAATCAAACATAAACACTTGCATTAATTTACTTTTTATTATACAATAACTTAAAATTTTAAATAGGTATATCATGGCAGCTGCAGCAAAAAACAGTAAGCATTACATCGACAACAAAAAATTCTATACAGCACTTTTACATCACAAGCAGGCTGTCACTGCAGCACGTGCTGAAGGAAAGGAAGATCCTCGAATACCTTCCTACATCGGTGAATGTCTTTATAAGATTGCCACACGTTTGTCACTAAAGCCAAACTTCATTAGTTACACATACAGAGATGAAATGATATCTGATGGGTTGGAAAATTGTATTAATTATTTAAACAATTTTGATCCAGAAAAGTCTGACAATCCATTTGCATACTTTACACAAATTATTTGGTTTGCTTTCATCAGACGAATTGATAAAGAGAAAAAACATTTGTACATTAAACAAAAAACGTTGGAAAATTTTTACTTTGAGGGTATGTTAGCAGAACAAGCATTTGATGAAGACAAGTCTGTGACGGTTAATCTTGACAATGAGTATATGAAGGGGCTTGTAGAGTCTTACGATAAAAAACAACTAGAAAAACAAAAGAAGAGTAAGTCGAGACGCCAAGGAGTGGAGAAGTTCTATGAAGAATGAAAAATTACATCTCGTACCACAAGTTGTTATTGATTGCGCACAAGGTTTGTCTATAACTAAACAAGACAATCTTCGTCTTAATTATATTATTAGACTAGAAGCTATTCGTGACTTTTGTGATCAAGCTATACGTAAGCACAATATGGAAGTTAATACCAACATATATAAACGTGGACGTGGTAGCAGAAATGTAGAGGCTACTAAGTGAAGATAGCATTAATAACAGATACGCATTGGGGAGTCAGAAATGACTCTCCAATTATGCATAACCAAATGAAGAAGTTTTTAGATGAAGTTTTCTTCCCTACACTCGATAGAGATGGCATTTCTACTGTTATTCATCTTGGGGATCTTGTTGATCGCCGCAAGTATATTAACTACGTAACAGCCAGACGTCTACGAGAAGACTTTTTAAAACCATTACAGCAACGAGACATTGATACTTTTATCATTGCTGGTAACCATGACACATATTATAAAAATACCAATTCTATTAATAGTCTAAGAGAACTGGTAGATGGTAAATTTAATAATGTTACAATTTACGATGAAGCACCTGGTGAATTAATTCTCAAAGATATTTCTTCGACTCCAGGTCCTACAATGGGTGATATTACATATGCAAAATTGTTTGTCATGCCATGGATATGTGATACTAATAGAGCTCAGACACTTAAAGCAATTGAAGAAACTACAGCACCAATTGCATTAGGACATCTTGAGTTAGCTGGTTATGAAATGTATAGAGGACACGTAAGTGATCATGGTGACGATCCTAAGATCTTTGATAAATTCGATCTCGTACTTAGTGGGCATTATCATACTCGTTCCAATAGGGGTAATATTCATTATCTTGGAACTCCTTGCCAGTACATATGGAGTGATTACGCAGACGCTAAAGGGTTTCATATCCTTAACACAGAAACAAGATCGCTAGAGTTTATTCCCAATCCCAATCAAATCTTCCATAAGTTTTTTTACGATGATCTCAACAAGAATATGGATGAAGTGTTGGTGTTTGATGCAGAACAGTACAAAGATTGTTATGTTAAGATTGTTATTAAGAACAAAACAAATCCTTATTGGTTTGACCTTGTAATTGAAAGGCTAGAGAAGTCTGGTGCCGCAGACTTACAAGTCGTAGAAGATCACTTCCATTTAGATTTAGAAGAAGACTCTGATATTGTTAATGAAGCAGAAGATACAATGAGTATTGTACGTAAGTATATTTCTACTATGGGTATCAATACAGACAAGAAGAGAGTAGAAAATATTATTCAGAATCTCTATATCGAGGCTCATGATATACTATGAAAATTATTCATATCAATCGTAATATTATACAAAAGAATGCCAAGCGTGGAGAACAAGAACCAGTAGTTCGTGTTGAAGAAAAAGGTGTTGTTGTGTATTGTATGGAAGTTGATATCAAGGGTCCATCTCGTATGGTATATCGTCCAGATAAGCCTAGACCTTGTGGTGCTAAGCTATGGATTGAAACTGATGCAGAAGTTGAAATGATTGGTGTAAAGAAATCTGTAAATGGGTAAAAAAGGTACAGGTGGTTGGGTAAGACGAGAGAGAAGAGGCAATTCAACTACTACTTACAATTCTGTCAAAGGTACTACTAGATCCTATTCTATGGGTACTAAAGGTAATAGAATTACGTCTACAATATTGCCTGATGGTAGAATGAAACGTACCACAACCATTACAATGGGTGGTATGACTAAAAGAGAAACACAAACCTGGGGTGGTACTAAGAGACAGAAAAAGTTTAGATTCCGTAAAGGAAAATCGTTGAGCTTTTCTGAGTTATTCTATACTATATTATTCTTCTTTATTATATTGGTGTTGTTTAGTAAATGATATTCTTTAAAAAAATTCGTTGGAAGAACTTTCTTTCAACAGGTGCTAGCTTTACAGAGATAGACTTTAGCAAAAATAATACAACTCTTATTGTTGGTGAGAACGGAGCAGGCAAGTCAACTATGCTTGATGCTCTTTCTTTTGTATTGTATAATAAGCCATTTCGTAAAGTTAATAAGCCACAGTTGTTGAATTCTATCAACAAGAAAGATCTTGTTGTAGAGATTGAATTTGATATTGGTAGTAACAAATATAAAGTTGTTCGTGGACTCAAGCCATCTGTGTTTGAAGTCTATATGAATAACAATTTAATTAATCAGGATGCAGAGACTAAAGATTATCAAGAAGTTTTGGAAAAGCAGATACTGAAGCTTAACCATAAATCATTTTGTCAAGTAGTAGTACTCGGGTCAGCCTCGTTTGTTCCTTTTATGCAGCTGTCAGCGCAGAATAGACGAGATGTGATCGAGGATCTCCTTGACATACAAATCTTCTCTACTATGAATAGTCTTCTTAAAGAAAAGATTAGTGTTAATACTAACAAGATTATGGAAATAGAGTATCAGTATGATTTAACTTCTGAGAAGATCAAGATGCAACATGAACATATTGTTGCAATGCAAAAGAATAGTGAAGAGCAGATAGATAAACTCAAGAAGGATTTGAAAGAGTATACAGATTTCATTGAAAGAGAAAAAGATGTTATTGAAAGAATCGACGCTGAAATTTTATCACTCAAAACCTCCATTGAGGATCAAGAACAAGTTAGTAAGAAACAAAAAAATCTACAAAAGCTGGAAGTACAACTGGGAGACAAAATTACCAAACTCCAGAATGACATCGAGTTCTTTACTTCACATGATAACTGTCCTACATGCAAGCAGGCAATTGATACTGAATTTAAATGTGAGACTGTTGATACAAAGCAGCTACAAATACAAGAAACCCAAGAAGGTATTGAAAAACTCAAAGAAGAAATCAATATCATCCATGATAAAATACAACACATTGCTGATGTATCATCTCAAATATCATCTTTGAACATAGACAAGATAACAAGAAGTAATTCTATTACAGGTCTTGTTCAGCAATGTAAGAAAGTTGCTAAGGAGATAAAAGAACTACAGGATAAGTCTGATGAGCTAGTTATCAATGATGACAAGATGAAGGAACTTGAAGAGTTGCTTGAAAAGTATACTATCGAGAAGACTGATCTTCTTAAAGATAGAGATGCGTTTGGGGTTGCATCTATCATTCTTAAAGACAATGGTATTAAAGCGAGAATTATTAAACAATACATACCAGTAATTAACAAGTTGATTAACAAATATCTTGCTGCTATGGATTTCTTTGTTAACTTTGAACTTGATGAGAATTTTAATGAAACAATTAAATCAAGATTCAGAGACGAATTTAGCTACGCGTCATTCTCAGAAGGAGAAAAGATGCGTATCAACCTCTCTGTACTATTTACTTGGAGAGCGATTGCTAAGCTTAGGAATTCTGCTAGCACTAATCTACTTATTATGGATGAAGTCCTCGATGGTTCGTTGGATAGTAACGGCACTGATGAGTTC